GTCCGAAGAGAGCCAGAGCGAACCGACTGTAGCGCCTGGGTTGGCGGTGGCCAGGGTCGGTGCCGGAGGGGCTTTCAGGTGAGTCGCGGTAGCCGGGGCGAGGCCGCCTTGCTTGACGAAGATGTCCGTCTCGAAGCCGACTTCACCCGTTTGGGTGGCCCAGCCTGTCAGCGGAGTACCAGCGACGCCGGCTTGACCGCTTGGGGCGGTCCAGCGTTGGTATTGTTGGTATTGCTTGGAGAAGTCGGCGAAAACCTTGCTGTTCGAGAGCAGCTTGGTGGGAACGCCGAAGTTCTCGTAGGCTTGCTGGGTCGCGTCTTCGATGTGCGAGGACGAGAGCGGCAGGCCCAGGCAGTCGATCACGATCCCAGAACCGTCGATGATCTGCTTGGTCAGGCCGTTCCATTCCAGCGGCACCGAGGCGGCGTCGCCGTAGTACATGCCGGTGTTCGCCTTGCCCATCAGCCAGAGGGCCCCGTTCTGGGTCTCTTGGGCGATCAGGTCCGGCGGGACCGAACGGACCAAGGTCGCTGGGTGATGGACCGCGCGGGTCGTCCCCAGATACTTGACCTTCTGGTCCGCACGTTCGTATGTGCTGTCTTCTTCTTCCGGCAGAGCGCCAGAACTCACGAAGCCGCCGCCTTGCGATCCGTAGGCGAGGAGCTTGTTATATTCCTCGACGGTGGAGTAGGCGGTGTCCTTCGGAATCAAGTTCCAGAGCTTCACGTGTTGGGCTGTGAAGGTCAGGCTCTTGAGGGTGGCGTCCAGCGACTCAACCCGCAGAGCGTCGAAGCCCTGGCCGGTCGTTGGTTGCTGGTAGCCGATCTCAAGAGCCTTGCGCAGTTCGCCAAGATCAGCCGCGGTGCTCTCGCCGAAGCCGTCCACATCCTCGATGCCAGTTTTCATCTGTTTCTCCGTGCCGGAGGTCCGGCGGCTTCGGTTGTCACTGTACTGCTAGGCTCAATGCCTATCAGGCGGCCTTCATTGCCTTAGCGAGTGTGAGGTCGTCGATAGAGCCCGTCGACTCGAACTTGACGGTCGCGTTGACGTAGCCAGCTTGCTCTTGCGAGCCCATCGGTGCGGTCTTCTGAAGGTTCAGCAGGCCCGCTAGCACTTGGGCGCGGACAGCTTCCGGCTTCAGTTCTGGCTTGTCACCGTCCGCAGACTTGGCCAGGACTTCGCCAGTCTTGGCTGTGACGGGACGTTGCGTCGCCGAGGCTGTCGGTTCCTTGCCGAAGGCTTCCACCTTCTCGGCCAGGGTCTCGATGGTCTTGTTCATCGAGGTCAAGATGGACGCGAAGGAGAGGTCGCGTTCGCCGCCGGCCTTGATGGACTTCTCGAGCACCTTCAAGGATTGGTCGACATGCAGGCCCATGAGCGAGACAGCCTCACCCAGAACACTGGAAACGTTGATCGCCTTCTTCAGCTCTTCCGAGCCTTGTTCGGCGACGACTTCCTTGGCGGTCTTGGTCAAGGTCGAGGTGGTGACTTCAGTCGGAGCAGTCGCCGCGGCGGGCTCGTCCTTCTTGCCTTCCAGTTCCCGAAGGGACTTGATCAGGTCTTCCTCTGTGATCGCGGCGGCAGGAGCCGAGGCGTCACCGGTCTTCGATTGTTCAGTCATTGCCTAGACTCCTTGCGTCTTTTGCTGAGTGTACGTGACGAACTTAGTGGCCAATCCGTAGTTCCAGTTCGGCCGCTGGCGTAGTACCCAAAGAACGGCCTCATCAAAGGAGTAGGCTTGGGGACCCGGTTCTGTTTTAGCCAGCTCTCCCGTGACTTGCTCCAATGACTTGCGGAGCTTCATCATCGTGAGGGGATGGGCTGGTTTCGGTGTGATGGCGATGCCGCGTACTACCGCTTTGACCAACTTCCCGGTGGCTGTGTTTCTCGCGAGTCCACCCTCTAGCGAAATGCCCATTCCAGGGGAGAAGGCGGGGGCGGATCTAAGAACGTCGTAAACGTCCTTGGCCTTACTGACGTTCTTGTAGAGCTGGCCTTCCACGTACACTGAGGCGGTCGGGCTGAGGGTTTGCCCCATCGACTTCGACAGGTCCGAGAGCACTTGCTCACCGGCGATGATGTGGCATTTGGTCAAGAAGCCCAACTGGTCAGAGGGCTCTTGGCTGTGGTTCCAGTTCACGTAGCCCCGTGTTTGGGCGTACGAAAGGTCCATGATGTTCTTGAGTAGTTCGTCCCCTTCAACGTCGGCGGATTCGTCCGAGGCTACGCCTTGGAAGGTCCAGTCACCGTCAGAACCTTCGACTGCTGTGGCCTTGAACAGATCCAAGTGGACCAGTGATTGGCGAAAGTCGGTCGGCTCGAAGTCTTTTGACATGAGAGGTTGACCCGCGAGGCTCCGTTTGCTTCGCGGAACCTCTCGAGCGCCTCCCGCACAGAACGGGAGCTATTTCTATTAGGTCAGTGGGTGGAGTCTAGGACGGCGGTGATGATCTTGTGCATCTCCGCAAGGGCTGGTGAGTCGTGGATCTCATCCAACAGGGATAGCTGGTCGTCGTAAAGGGTCAATTCTTTGATATCCCCACAGTGACTGACAGACTTAAACAGGCCGTCAGCGTCGAAGCCGGGTACCTTGTCTAGATCATTGCTATCTTTGTGGTACAGCACACAATAGCAGTGTGGGTGAACTGGTCCAATCGTGAACCGCCATGCGTAGGCGGGAGCTCCGACGTTGGAATTCCCTAGGACGTCCCCCAGTCTATAAACTTTCGGTCGTCCATCCGGTCCGATATGTAGCCGTATGCATTGTGAGCATGCGGCCGCTCTAGGTATTTTATATACGTATTCGTCTTTACTTCTATGGGCCACTTGACCTTGCTGGAAGTAGCTCACCACTTCCGTTTGCAGCAGTCTTTGGGCCTCGTGTTTAAAGGTTGGTGCTAATTCGAACATGGAGCCCATCAGCTCTTCGACCGCACCTGCTCTCTTCGCGGCGTGGATTCCTGCGTCATCAAAGCTGTTCGATGAGAGGTATGCGGTCCAATCACGGTCAGCCTTGCTGAAGGTCTTTCCCACCGCGGCTGTCCATACGCCTGTTCTTCCGTCTATCCACCTACCGGTGTCTCTCTTGAGAGAGTCCAGATGGGTGTCGTCAGTAGGCGTTAGTTCAAAATCAGAGGTTGCCAGCCAGTCCGTAATAGCGTCGGCTGACATCGTCTTCACTTTGTTCGGCCCTAGGATAGAGGCCACTCTACCTGCTATGTAGGCTTGGTCGAGTATGGGTATGTGGTCTCGTCTTGAGTCGCTGACTATTCTACGGCTCAGGTCCTTCAGCTGAGCCGTCGTCTTGCCCATGAGGAGGATGGAGTAGGCTGCAACGAGGCCCGCTAGGACTTCGTTGACCCTCTTCTCCGTCTCTTCGTCAGTGAGCAAGGACTGTCCTCATCTGGTTGAGTATGGAAAGGGCCGCTTCCCTTTCACCTTCCCCCGCACCCACCAAGAACTTCCCTTCCAGGATGGTGAAATCTTGGTGGGTCGTCTTCCTGGTTCTAAGGCCCAGGTCTTTCAGGCCTCGTTGCGTCGGTATCCAATAAGCTCTCGGCCTCTGGTGAGGTTTCAGATCTCTCCAGTGGAATATGCGACCTGTGAACGGCTCTAGGTAGTGATCGTCTTGCCTTGGGGTCTTAGGCTCAAAGCCGTGCGTCTTCGCCCAGGCTAGCAGGTCCATAATTAGAGTCTCAGGGGTCAATTCGTGCTCCAGATCTCCCACCCTTACTTGCCTGCATACCGAGTGGGTTCGTCCACGGTATCTAACGAGCTGAGCAAGTAGATCCTTGTGGTTATCTCTTGGTTAGTCGTTCTCTCTGGGTACGGTCCACCTTACCCTTCTTCAGGAGTTTGGTCGCCACCTGTCGGAACATGTTCTCACCGTCGACAGCACAGCCCAGCAGGCTGGTGTCAATGTCGGTAAGGGAATCTTCGAGCGGCTCTCCTGCCTCATCAACCCGGCAAACCCTGGCATAGGTCTTCGGTGCCTTCACTCCCGGCATCTTGACCACCATCCAGGTGCCTTCGTAGCCCTCAGCTGAGGTCTCGAAGGTGGTACCGATCCGAGCCAGATCTTCCAAGATCATGTTGTTGTCTGGGTGCTTGTTGTTGTGGGCTGAGTTGTACTCCCGGGTATCCCCGTAGACTGTTTGCTCGCCCCTCATGTTCTGGGCGTAGTCTTCTGGGTTCACAGCCGCAGGGTCCACATGCTGGTAACTGTGCTTCCCATGTCCCATTGTCTCAGCGTCCCAAGCAGATCCTGCCATGGTTTCTTTCCTTTGTCTGTGAGGTACTTACGTACCGTCTACTTAGTGATGTCGCCCCAGGTGTACCCGGTCCTGCAGTCGATCTTGAACGGCAGGAAACCTTCGGGTTGAACGCTGAAGGTTTCTAGTGCGATCGCCTTCGCTTCCTCCAGTACGTCGTCTCTAACTCTGTAGATCAGTTCGTCGTGCATCTGTAGGGCGAGGCGCACAGTCTTGTCGTCGAACTGCTTCCTAAGGGCCGCTCCCGTATTGATTTGCAGCAGTTTGACCAATTCCGCGGCGGTTCCAGCGTTGTGGTGGTGCCAAGCGGTCTTCTCGGCTTCGTGCTTGAGCCCTCTCACCGGCGAACGCAGGTTGGGGATGTGCCGAACGCGGCCAAAGTACGTCTCTACGAGGCAACCATTCAGTCTAGCGTGGGTAATAGTGTCTTCCATGTATTTCCAGGCGACTCGCGCTCTGGCATGATGGGCTTCCAAAAGCTTTCTAGCTGTCAGGACGTCTGAACCGATCCTCTTTGAGAGCGAGAAGTCTTGCATCCGGTATAGGATGGCGTTGTTCAAGGTCTTCCCTGACGCCCTCTCGGTCTTGTCGAAGGATTGTATGTCCGGCATGACCTTCTTGATCTCGTCCCACGTATATTGGTGGAAGTCAACACCCGAGGTCAGAGCTGCTGTGAACATGGGATCCTTGGACAGACTAGCCCAGGTTACGGGTTCGGCTTGTCCCAAGTCCAGAGATAAGAACGAGTACCCTCGGCCCGCTACGATTGTGTGGCGAACTGGGTGGATCCGCGACTGTAGGTTCGGGGTGTCACAGGAGTAGCGACCGTGCGGTTGGCCTGTCTGGTTCCAGGATGCTTGCACTGCTCCCAGCTTGGCGTATTGCTCCCATTCCTTCAGTTGTGAGCAGTGGGCTTGGGTGCTCCTCGCTTCCAGAAGCTGTTCTGCAATCTTCACTCCCTGGTGGGCGAAGAATGTCAAAGTCTCTTGGTCAACCGAAGGCTTTCCGCTTGCCTTCGAGGAACGGAGCGGCTTAAGTCCAAGGTCGCCGTAGAGGACCTTGATGCAGTCCGCGGAAGCGTGGGGGCGTAGTTCTGGGAAGTTTGCTGTCTTGCGGCAGACCTCTGTCTGCTCTGCCAGTCTCAGGTAGGCTGACTTGTGCTCCGTCTCCCACCTCGGGTAGCTGATCTCCAGTGGAGTGTTGTTCAGCTCTTTGGTCCACGGCTCGCATTCCGTCTCTATGTTAAACGACTCGGTCCCTTCAGGGATCGTGACGGCGAAGGCTGGCGGTGTGGGATAAGAGGTCATAGCCCATTATACCATGCCCTTGGAGGTTGTCAAGTCTTTCCTCTGCTTGGGCAAGGACAGCAGTTGCCGTCTTGAAGAGTGGTTCTCGCTTGGCGTAGCGTTCCGCGTCTTCTTCTCTATCCGTTATACCTCTTCCCCAGGCCAGAGCTCTACCGTAGGCTTCGTCTCTGCGTTGTCTGGCAGCCTGCACTTCTTTGGTTGCTTGGTCTTTCTCGGCTTGCGATGGTCCATCCGTGAGTCCCAGGGGTTGGTCCGCCAATGGGTCATCGGTACCTTTCTTCAAGCCTGCCTCGTGTGATCGAGAACCTATCATCTCGAAGGAGTTTGGGTTGGGGTCGCTGTCTCTGATTATCTGGCCCATGCTGTTCATGGCCATACTCAGCAGCTTGTCGAACTCAGCCATGGCTGAACGTTCTATCTGGGCTAAAGCTCTCTGTGGGGCTTTTGCTCTTCTAACCTTCTGCGCCATAGCCAGTCGACACCATTCCCATGTCCGGGCCTTGAACTGATTTTATGAACACGTCGCTCAAGATCACGTCACCACCTGTGAGTGGCTTCATCCCGTGGTCTATCCGAACCTCGTTCACCGTCTTGTAGGTGCTGGTTTGGTCCTTGATCATCTGCATGTCCGTCTTGCGGTCACGGTCAAGGCCATTGAAGTCTAGTTGGAACCGTGGATCTAGCCTGTTCAACAGGTTGGTGTTGATCTGGTTAGAAACGAAAACCAGGAGTGGGTTCAAGCCTCGGTATTGGCTGTTTCTAACCTTGTCGTCGTTGTTCCCGTTGTATTGGGCGGTGACTCCGGATGCCGCGGTACTCCAGTTGATTTCCGTCGGGTCGATCTGGTAGATGCCGCAGGCTTGCTTGACCAGGAACTCGAACAGGAGGGAGTATTCCATGTCCTTCTGGGACCGGTCCAGGGTGACCCAATCCACTTCCGAGTCCTTGTTGACATGTAGGACTGGCGGTCTCCAATAACTGGCCGCGTTTCTGATGGTCTCCCGGAAGTCTCTCTTGAAGGTCTCCACCTGTGACTTGTCTGCGTCGCCTTTGACTACGAGGATGCCTTTTTGGATCCCGCCTTGGGTCAACTGACCCGAGTTGTAGCGTTCAGTGTTCACGATCGTGGAGACCGTTCTGATCAGGACTTCCAGCTCCGACATGCCGTAGCCGCAGTAGGACACGTCGGTCTTTGGGTTCCTGATGCCGAAGATCATCTGGTTCGCCGTGTATTGGGCTACAATCCTTTCGTTCATGATTTGAACGTAGAGTGGATCTTCTGGGCCGTTGGCGTAGTTCAGACTGGCTTCTAGTCGGCGGACGGTCGCTGCGTCGACGCTTACTAGGTAGCCCGGCTCTTTGTTCCTCAGGTTGATTACTTCTGTGGTCGCTTGGTCTAGGATGAGGCTGTCTTCAACGAACTTCCGCACCCAGGTTTCCAGCATGCTCTCGCCGAAGCCGGTCAGGCCGCAGGTTGCTATCCAGTCGGAGAGGTATTCCTTCTGCTTGATGTCCTTGTCGTCGGTTGCGTTCTTATTGTTGATCACGTAACCGTATGAATATTCGTCCCGTTGTGGGTAGCAGAACGCAGCTACCTGGTTCTTGCGGGTTGCAATGATGGAGCCCACGATCGGGTTCTTGGCCATTCCTCGCAGGTCGGTCATTGTCAGACCTTCCGAACGACGCGGCATCCATTCGCTCCCCATAAACATGGAGACTGAATCGTAGAAAACGGACTGTGGGGCGGTTGCGGTGCCTGATTTCATCTCCGAGAGCGCCTTCTCCAGGTTCTCTTCGACGATAGCGGCTCCGAATTGGTCGCCGATGATATCTCGCAGTCGTTTGCCGTTAGTGGTCTTGGCCATGGTGTTCCTCGACTGGTCCTTTGACTGCCTGAGTGGCTAGATCCAAGAGGCCGAGAACTGTTGTCCCGCTTGGCTAGCTGCCATGGCGTGCCACATGGCCATCACGATGTCATCGTGGGTCTGTTCGTTCCCAATCTTCCCTTTCCGTTGCCGGACGCCCGCAAATTCGGTGATGATCAGGTCAGTCTTAGCTTTATCCGCTTCCGTTCGGTACGGGAATTCCCAGCGCTCGTTCTCAAATAGTGGACGGAAGGACAGGATGCCGGTTTGTTTGGCCATCTTGTTTGAGGCTGTCACTGTGTGACCTGTCAAGGGAAGGGCGGAGCGGTCTGTGAAGTGGTTGGCGTAGACTTTCTGGAACATGTTGTCTTCCAGGTAACCTGTCGTAACCTTGTACTTCTGGCACCAGAGTTCGATTTGGTGTATCTGCTCTTGCATGGTCGAGGGTTTAGCTCGCCAGTAGTTCAAGACCCTGAATCTCTTCTCTTCCTCCAAGAATTCGAAGACAAAGATGACGGTCCAGTCTCCGTCCAATGAT